GGTAACGTGTCTGATGCGGCTACTATTACATCACACGGTGCTTTAACTGATGCTAACTTTGCATACGTCCAAAAAGCAAGTTGGGAAGCAAGTGGCGGTAGAGATGGTACAGCAGTAGCATCTTCAAGTTCGGCACCAACTTGGCCTGCTAACACAGTTATTAACAAAATTACATTAATTGACTTTGCTGGCACAGAGTATTACGAAGTTGAATTTAACAATGCGGCAAGTGGAAGTTTAGCGGCTGGTAGTGGTACTATTACACTTGAATTTAGTTCACCTCCATATGGACAACCAGGCGAAACAGTATTATCATTTATTGCACAGCCGGGCGAACGTGCTGATTTAGATCTAAGTCAATTGAAAGAACTTACAAATACTACACTAGGTGGTAGAGGTACATTCCCAAATGGTCCAGATGTATTAGCGATTAACGTGTTTAAGACAACAGGTACAGATGTTAATGCCAACATTATTCTACGTTGGTCAGAGGCTCAAGCGTAAAGGTTATAGTTTACAATACAGCGAGGGTTGTCAGTTGGGAACCCTCCAGCATGTAATGTACTACCATCAAATAAAACAATTCGACCTTTCTTAGGTGTAACTCGTTGTAATTCTTTATCACCTTCAAAGAATATAGTATCACCGTCACTATCATTCACATAGTAAATTAACCCCAAATGTTGTTCGGGACGATCAGTGTGTGGTTGATAATGATCTAGGTTTGTTTTGTGTGGAACTGTTATAAAAAGTCTTGCGGCAATGATATCTATTAAATTAATATCAAGTGCCGAGCAAACAATTTGTGGTACTTTACTAAAGTTTCCATAGTGATCGGTTAGTTTAGTACTGCTCTTAAGAACATGTTCAAAACTAACAGGCATTGAACCGTTTTCAGAAGCAGTAGGTTCGTATTTGCATACTAATGGCAACATTGCATTAACCATAGTCTTACCAAATACTAATGTATGATAATAGTCTTGCAAGCCTAAAGGAACAAGATTATCTTCTACAATTATCATTAATGTGCAGTTTCTAAGTAGTCCACAAAAGCGGCTAAGTTATCAAACACTAAGCATTTCTTTTTAATATCACGATAAGCAAAACGCTTCATTACTAATTCTTCAGTTTCTTTACCATGTCCTGTACGTATAATTACTGGAATGGCACCAACCTTCATAGCCGATTTTAAATCACGTAACCGATCACCTGCGTAATAACCTTTGTTAAATTTTACATGGGTAACTTCTTTTTCGCAACGTTTAAACATACCTGCATTTGGCTTTGCGTACATATCATCTTTACGACTACTAGAACTATAATATAATGCGTCAATACTCGGGCATCCTGCCTCGCCTAATTGTTCAAACATGTGTGTATGTACCTTTTCAACATCTTCCTCAGTATAGATGCCTTTTTCGATGCCGCCTTGATTAGTAATAATAACAATTTTATGTCCGAGTCTGCGTAGTTTTACTATTGCTTCTAGACTTCCATCTTCAAATTCCCAGTCTTCAACTTTGTAAACATAATCTCCTGTGTCTACATTTATAACACCGTCTCTGTCTAACCCTACTACACACTTAGGTGCAATATAACCTGGCTTATAAAAGTCAATGTTAACATCGTCGCTCCATACAATTTTTGGATTACCCATTGGTTACTTTTCCCTTCAATTCCTCCAGTAGTCCTGCTTGACTATCACCTGGAATGAGTCTATAATTATCCTCAACACTATCAGTAGTACTTACTTCAGTAATGCTACTATTATCTTCAAGTGCTTCAAGTTGATGTGGCATCAACGGCTTATTGCGCCAAGTACTACCTTGGAGGAGTGTTTGACTAAACAACGTTGCTGTCTTAGTATCAATCCATCTTACGACAAAACTACCTTCATTTACGAACCATGATTCGTCTTTTTCTTTATGGAAATGCATACTAAACTTATTACCTTTTTTAGTAAATACCATCATCTTACCACAATAAAGATCATTAGTTGCCCAAATTAATTCAAAGCCCCATCCTTTATCTACTTTACCTTCTAGTCGTTCCATTCGTTAATCTCCAATTGTTTTACGTTGTCATAACCAAAATTTCCAAACGCAAAGAAATTTGATGCAAGGCTATATCTATCTTGATCGCTTGTGTTAGGCTCTACACTATGCTCTACATTACTAGGAAACATTATTAACATATCCTCTTCTACATCAAATGGCCAACCTGTTGCGGCTACTGGAGTAAAATTTTCTACTGGAATGTCAACTGCTTCACTAAACACATTATCATAGTGTTTACGTTTGTGCATAATTATACGACCGCAATCGCTAGGTGTTTGCAAATAGTATACTGCACTAATTAAACTATTAGCATGATTGTGTATGTTAACATGCTCGCCAGGCGGCTGTTTACTAACCCAACTGTTAGTCATTTTAAAATTAAGTTCTTTAGAATATCCTAAACAATTATGTACAAATGAACCTACTTGATCAGTAATTGCTCCCTTTAAATCTTTAAAGTCATTAAGCAATTCTAATTTATCGTTTGGATTATTAGCATTGGGTCTTGAAACTATTTCTTCACTATTAATTAATTGTTCTTTTATTTTGATATCAAGTTTAGGCATGCGTACTACACCTACCGGCACTGCAAATAATTGATGGAGTTCTAAATTTCCAAGTTTAAGCATTTTGTATCCATTCTTCAGGCGTTATAAATTTAAAGTCACCTATTGCTTTTAAAAGTTTTGTATTATCACTACAAGTGTATTTTTGATATTGTCCTTGCATTACGTTAGGCATTGGAATAGGTTCTACAGTCGCATTGTATTTGTCTGCAATAGTATTAGCAATAGATCCAAAACTAGTTGTTTTACCCATTCCTACATTGTAGATACCCATCTCATCAACGTACATCATCTTCTCAATAATTTTACACACATCACCGACGTAAATAAAGTCACGCAAGTATTCGTCACTTCCTTCAAAAGGATGCACTTTGCCTGTTTCTGTTGCTTGATTAGTAAACTTATGAAAAACACTCATTTGATCACCTTTGTGATCTTCGTGCTCTCCGTATACGTTAAAAAACCGTAATCCTTTAATGTTGCATTTATATTCACTCCAGTCTACCATTTCAACACTACGATCAAATAAATATTTTGACCAAGCATCTGGACTTTGCGGTTGTTTAGGAGCATCTTCATTAAACATTTGTCCATCACCGTATACACTAGCACTTGATGCATAGATTAAGTCAACACCTTGCATGTCACATACTTGCATTAATCGATGACTAAAGTCTAAATTATGCTGTAGGACTTTCTCAACATCTCTTTCAGTTGTACTTGATATAGCACCCATATGTATTACTTTGTCAAATTGACTACAATCAGGTACTACGTTTTTAATATATGTATATTCGGCAATACCGTGACCCTGATCCATTAAATGTTCTTTTAGATTTTTACCAATGAACCCATCAGCACCTGTAATTAAAATTTTTAAACTTTCATTCATTTACTATTCTCTATAATATTTGTTGTTGAATAACCCTCTACTGTAGGGATAAGATGCACTTCTGCTAAATCGTGTCCTACTACAGTGTTAACAGTATAGTCTCCTCCCTTAACAATTATGTTAGGTTGTATATACTTAATTAACTCGTAAGGAGTATCTTGATCAAAAACGTGGACTTCGTTAACCCACGGTAGCATTGATATTTGTTTTACTCTTTGATCAACATTGTTTATTGGTCTGTTATTACCTTTAAGTCTTTTTACACTTGCATCTGAATTAATGCCTACAATAAGTTTATTGCCTAATTCTTTTGCTTGTCGTAATAATTCTAAATGCCCGGTATGTAATATATCAAAAACACCATTTGTGAATATAACAGTATCTTCTACATCGGACTTTTTAAGAATATATGTACCGTTATGTTTTACACTTTCTCTAGAAGAACGTACAGCAATTTTTAATGCTTCGTTATAATCATATTCTTTTGTAAGTGCGTATACAAATCCTGCTAAGAAACAATCACCAGCACCGGTAACATCTGATACTTCAACTTTTTCTACAGGTACGTTATATTCAGTATTGTCAATAGTAGCAATAACTTCGTCGCCTGCATTAGTTGTAATAATATTACCTTGCCATTTATCAAATCCTAAGTCATGGAATTCATTGTAGTTAGGCTTCACAATCCATGCATCTTTATATTCACTTGCATTGCGTTTAGGGTCTACAATAACTTTGCAACCTTGACTGTTTATATGCTTAATAATTTGTGTTGCGTTATCTAATACACCTTTGTCATAGTCGCTTAGTACAACATAGTCATACTGTGAAAAGTCTGTTGATTTTACAAGGTCTAATACGTCTGTACCACTTGCATGTGCGTCATCATCAATACGTGTAATATAATGGCCGTCACAAATTATTCTAGTTTTAACACTTACTTGACCTTGTGTTTCAAACATATCGACATCAACGCCTAAACTTTTTAAGTTTTCAAATACAAGTCCTGCACCACCGATAGTTTCTTTTTCGTCTTTATATGTAATCACAGGGACAGGTGCTTCTGGACTAATCCGAGTGCTAGTACCATAGATATATTTGTCGATTATTACATCGCCGAGAACTAATACTTTCATAATGTTATTATACTATCTATTGGCTCACTTGTCAAGCAAATTCAGTACTTTAGTAACTGTTTCTAGTTTACCTTGATTCATTTTGCTTTGAAGTGTATTTCTTAAACCGTGATGTAATGGCTTTGGCCAACTTCCATTTTTGACCCACGCATAACCGTGATGCTCTTCATTTAAAATAGGTATAAATTCTGCTTTGACTGCACAGAGATAGGTATGAAATTGGAATTGATGATCGTGTGATATAAAAGTTTCTAGCGGAATTGTTTTTTCTATAGTTGGACTAAACCCAACTTCTTCTTGTATTTCACGCTTTAGTACTTCCCACGGAGTTTCTTCGCCTTCACCAGTGCCTCCAACTAATCCCCAAAGATTTTTAGTTTTTCCTTGAGCACGATGTAGTAATAAAAACCGCTGGGTGTCTAGACTATAGAATAATGTTCCACTGCAAATTATCTTGTTCATAAAAATAATTATCCATTTAGTGCTATCCTCCAGGTCCCTCCTGGATATAGGCCTTCAACACTTAGTAACCATTCTTCGCCGTCCCATCGATATTGGATGCCGGTATTCAAGTTAGTTACGTATGTAACTGTTTTTTTAGTTACGGCTTCAAATACAACAACAAAACTAGTACCATTCCATTCGATTATATCATTACGTTTAGCAACTAAATCACCCAAGTCACCTCGCCATGCATTAGCACCTTCTCCATTACTAGCATCGCCGATGTCATTTAATAACAATAGCCTACCACCGAGGCCCTTCATTACATTTGTTGGAACAGTCTTTTGCGGGTCAATTATATAATCAATAGTTGTCCATTGATTGTTATTTCTAACCGGTCCTTCTATAATACTATTACTTGGGAATGTATCAGTATCCCAATCAATTATTAACTGAGTTTCATCTATAGGATTCATACTAATTGTACCAGTAACTTCATGCTTTACTTCGTTCAATTTTGTAAAATACATTCTACTAATACCGTCTTGGTATTGTCCTGGATGAGAATCTAGTATTTGCCTCCAGTTAGATGCACCAACTATACCACGACTTTCAATTTGTGCTAGGGTGCCTTGTATATAAACGCCATAGTCTTGATAGTTAGTACCGACTACATGCTTAGCCGCAGTAGTTTCAACTCGACGACCGCCTTTAGTATCTACAGCGCCTGGTACAACACTATCATCATATGAATTTAATGTTGGCATGCTTAATCCTAAGTCTATTGTTCCGGTATCTTCATCAAATATACTTGTAATAATGTTTGTGATAACTCCTAGTCTTTTAACTTTAACTGGAGGACTAATATAAATTGGTGTACTAAATGTTAATGTTGAAACATCTATCTCGCTATCAACACCAACCGGTACACTTCTTGAACTCCATGTAACACTGTCTAACATAACAGCAGTTAAACTAGTCCAATCAATATAGTTGTCAGTAGTTTGTAATTCTAAACTTGGATTAAACAACACTAATATTTGCTCTAATATTTGTAATTTCATATCAGTATTAGTTGACCAAATATCACAATTAAATGTTAACTTGTAAGGCGTAGGCATTAGTCTTTCAACTGTATAATTTTTGCCTTCGTAATTTAAATATTCTTTGCCTGTTTCATCATAAGCACGTTCTCTGATGTTAACTTTGCTAATATAACTTGCATCACTTGTGCGTTCTCTATCTATTTCCATGCCTGTAATATGTACGGCAATACGCGGAGCACTTGGTATTTTATTTT